ACGAGTGACAATACCTAGTCCTCCATCTTGATACATATCGAATTTATTATTAGGTAACATATCAATCAATTCTTTTTTGTAAATACTAAATGAACCTCTAGGTTCAAATGCCTTCGGAATGTTTTCATTATATCCATTATCAATAAAATACCAATCATCATCTAACACAACTTCTTCTGTATTAAATCTGTGACCTTGTCGAGTATCAGAAATAGGTTTGTATACTTTAATCTTATTTTCAATCATATCAGTAAACAATTCATCCGATAGAATCAAATTATCATCGTGTGTAATCAAAATAAAATCATAGTCATTATAATCATAACTCTCTGACCATTGGTTAAATACTTCCATGTCACCTATCGTGTTAGGTTCT